CTGTAGAAAGTGTTGAACCTTCCATAAAAGTAGTACCGTCCGGACCAGATTGCGATTGAAAGTTGAATCTCATAGAGGAAGTAGAATTTTCAGACGCTGCTGACTGTGTCACCGACACAGATTTGTTATGCACGTTTGTTTCACCAGGACCAAAACTTATGTTGGCTTGTGCTTCCCGGCATAATTTATATTTTAAGATATTACCAATCCATTTATTTATTTACAAACCATAGAGAGGATTGACTCATATGGTACGATATATTTACAAGTGAGCACGGTGAACTCGAATAAACTCTCCAGTAGGGACCGTTAATATATGCAAAGCCTATTTAATTGCTACAAAATGTATAAAGATCAAAATAAACACGGTGTCCATATACATATATCAATTTTGCTAACCATCAGTTTTGAAACTGGGTTGGATTTAACGTCTCCAAAGTGACTGACCTTACCTATACAAGACGACTTTCGTCATTCTTGTATTGGGCAATCCAATCTGCAGCTCGGTCATTATAGCTGCAATTTAAACCAGAACATATATATGATATATTAGCACGCTTAGCAACTTCCTTCATCAGTAGTCGCTGTTCCTCATACTTATCTTTACCATGATTGAACCACTCACGAAGGGCTCCATCAATGTTCTGTGCACACGCTTGGTCTTCTGTCATAGGACAGTTCTTACCACGCATAAAACAATGCAATGATTTGTAAATTGACTTATCCAATAGTGCACCTAAATGCACACCAAGTTGGGGATGGTAAACACTATCTCTCTTCAAGAATTCGAACTCCTCAGGAGGTAAAAACTCCATAAGTTCAGATTCTTTGTCAGGCATAGTGTAAACTTGCCCATATTCCGCTAAGAATTGGGAACAAAGCTTGATATTGAAATTATCAATTCCAGGCTTGACTGAACCAATATTATCATCACCATACGTCATTACTGCAACACAATCGCGAAATTTCAGACGATCTGAAAACTTGGTTGGTGCGTTCTGTGAATAAAAACAACTTCGCAAGTTCAATGAACCACAAATACCATTAATAATAACAGTTAGTGAATTACCACTAATATGCGTACCTTCAGTTAAACCGATTAAATCTCCATTAAAAGCAATGTAAGCGAACACAATATCACCTGTCATTGCTTCCATAATATTGATATCTTCTTCTGAATAATTACACTCTCGTGCAAAGTCCATCAGAATTCTCAAAGCTGCAAAGATTAATTGGGACGGTAATTTTTGATCATACTTACCATAATCCCCACCAAAGAGACGATTCATACCGAATTTTGTTGCATGTTGATGAAATTCATCCCATTCTGGGCCATGTGAATTTATACCAACAGCACATTCAGATAATAAAGGATTCATCTGTAACACTCGGAGAATCGGTAAGTAATACTTCCTAATAAGCCAAGTCAAGGATAATGCATTTCCATAGAAAATTCTGCATTTATCCTTAGCTAAAATTTCATCCTTCTTGCATGCTTTAGCTATAGGGTAACCTCTCTTACCCTCTCTATAGCAATCCTCAATCCTCTTAATTTCATCCATCATGATAGTGTCGAGTTCGCGGTTATTTGGTTTATCAGCAGTTGGTTCCAATTCATTGACGAAATTACTCTTAGGTCCTGTTAAAGGAAAACCAACAGATGTATTTAACTTAATAGCATCCATAAATTTCTTTCCTGGAATACCACACAAATTTTCATGATCCGTAAGCGGTCTAGCATCACTCCAAAGAGCATTTTTGAAAACCTCAATTAAAGGTTCCTTATAATCTCGGATAGCGATCGAAAGTAGATCATGTGGATATGGACGTGCTGGATTAGCTAAATTTGACAAACACATTTGCCATCCGTACCACTCAGGATTCAATACAGGTCCATGATATATATTCGGTACATTGCAAACATCAACAATATGTTTGCTAATGGGTGTGTTTTTCACATTAGATTTGCTCACTGCTCGTCCTGGACAAGATCCATAATACTCAATTTGTGAGTCAAAAGGCATATAATTCAATGGACTTTTCTTGTGTAAAGGTTCATCCTTCAAAAGCTGAACTCCCAAAACGGTTGTACGGAATTCTCCAGCTCTTGCTGAAAGTACTACGCCTTCTATGCGTCTTAAATCAGCAAAAGCAGTAAACAACTGTTGTTGTGTGATACTTCCATAACACCCGCGAGGTGTACCTGCAGTACCACCTAAGTGGACACCAAGAATGACACTACCATTTGTATTAGATACAAGTGGAGCACCACATAAACCATTAAAAGTGTCAATCGTTAAATTTCTATACATTCCACCTTTGAAACGTTTGTTAGTAGTCACAACACTTGGAGTAGTCATACCTCGAGCTATAATCATCTCACCATCTTTCTTCCTCCAGTGCATAACAAAAGGAACACTTGGCATATCACCAGTGGGAAAATAATTCACTAGATTGTTAAATGATCCACCAGTTGGTACATAACAAACTCTCAAATCTGAATCAGGAATGTGGTGAGAAGCAGCCTTGCTAAGTTCTGCTTTAAATTTGCCACCACTGGCGTCTGGATTGCGTTTACGAAAAGTGCAATCCAAAACATCACCATACTGTTCAAAATAATGGTCCGGAACTAACATAACGTTAGAGCTTAACATGAGACCATTTACCATGGCGTTTCCGTCTTCAAGGTGAATGGATCCATACACTAAGCATTTCTGAACAACATTACTCAAATGTTCGGTTGACATTCGTTTAGAGATATTAGTGATTGGAAGGTCACGTTGAACAACTTGTGTCCAAACATTCTCTTCATCGTCTCTAGCTTGCACTTCTTTCTGAGTTTTAGGTTCCAAAGACCCTTGAGGATCTTCAGCTATATATGCGCGATATGCTTTAGCCAAACCATATAATGCGGCTATTCCAATTGAAGCTCCACATATACATTTAGCATAATGGTCTCGATGTCGTTTAAGCATTGGAGCGATCTCCATATTTCTCTTCTTAAGATCTTCAAACAACTTCTTTTCCACATGTTCAACTATATTACGCATACGAAAGACTCTTTCAATAAAAAGAATAAGTGTGAAAAACCTAGCTATCAGAATATGAAAAGTAAAGTAGCTAAATAAAACCATGAGAATAAATAAGCCACATGTACGCGCCATTTCGATTTTATAATCTCTCTTAAAACGCTCGGCATACAGCCACTTCAATACTTTAGGAGCATGCTCATTCTCAAATATGGGGGCAGGAAAAATTTTAATCCAATCCCATTTCTCAAGAAAATCCATTCCTCGATTATATATAAGCTGAGATGCAT